TTCGAAAACTTTTCTTTTCCACATTATCAGGTGCGTGGATTGGTGGAAGTGGCAAACGTGGCAGAGGTGCATTGGTCGGTAAGTATAAGAGTGAGGGGTGGGTCAATGGCGTTGCCGACCTTCTTTATTTGCAGCCGCGTGGAGGGTATGCCTACCTCGCAATCGAGATGAAGACTCCAGAACGCATCGGTGAAAAGAATGGCGGTGCGTCCGATGATCAAATTGAATGGTTGAAAGCTGCGCGGTCTGCTGGTGCAATGGCTGAGATATGTCACGGTGCTGAGGCGGCGTGGGAGGTTTTCAGCAACTACATGGCATTGGACTTTGTGCCAAGATTGGATCAGGAATGAAAAGAAACCGAGGCATTATCAACGCTATTCTGATTATTGCAGGAATTGCAGCTTTCGCAGCAGGCATGTTTTACAGGAATATGACTGCTGTTTGGGCGGGGTTGAGCATTGCGCTCGGAACTTTGGCAAAGGAGGTGGTGTAGTTCCACGAATCAATTTTGTAAGATTTACTGTCCACTTTACATATCCTAAAAAATAAAATGACCTACCACGAAAGGTGAAAACATTATGTTATTCAAAAAGAAAGCAAACGACACTTCCGAATGGCTGAAAGACAACGCCCCCGCCCTCACGTTCTGGGTGGCTTCGATTGCGTTGGTGTTCTTTGAGGCTCGTGTTTTAGATGTGATGTACACTCTTACAAAGTCTTGGCTTCTTACTGTCGGCTCTATTTTTGCCACGGGTTTCATGTTCTTTATCTGGAAAACCGCTTTCCAGTACACCCTTGCAAATAGCCACCAAGTCACAATGTCCACCATTGGCATGACCATTTCCCTGCTTGCCTCTGCTATTTTCGGCGGAATGGACTTTTTTGTGAAAGGCGGCTTACTGATCGATACAGGCGCGGACAAGTTCAACGCGGTTGACCTGCTTTTTTGGGGAGTCCCTACCCTGTCGGTTGTACATGTAGTTTTGCTGTTGCTTTATTGGTATCTTGACCCTGTAATCAGCGCAGATCGTAAAAAGAAGGTCGCTGACGATGATGCCAAGTTTGCACAGGATGAAATGCTGCACGCAGGGAACCTTTTGGAAACCCGCCGTAAACTTGTTGACAACTTTGTATCTATGGCGCAAAAATACGGGAAAGAAGCGGCTTTAGAGCAGCTTGACGTTCTTGGGATTGACCGCGACTCCTTCAAGGATATTAAGGTTGAATCTGTCGATGACGGTCATGGAGGGGATGCAAGTCATGGAAATAGTGGTAATCTCCCGTCCATGACCGCTCCAAGACCTGCCATGACCGTCCCTCATCCGTCCATGACCGAGCCGATTTCCCCAATTCACCCGTCCATGACTCCTGTGCCTATTGCATTACGGACGAATGGAAACGGGAAGGAGCCAAACCCTACGAAGGCGGAGTAGAGACTCTACCTGCTCCGCTGGAAGACGAGTTTGCCATGACCGTCCGTGCTATGCTCCATGACCTGAAAAATGGTCATGGAGCGGTCATGGAAGAGGGCGTGTCGTATAACGCCCAATGTGACGGCAAGAACCATTATTTATACAAAATCGACAAACGGGCAATTAATCCCAAAACGGGACGCCCATACTCAAAAGGACGTGTATATGCAGGCAAATTTGACCGATCAAAATCCCCCGCTTACTGCGACCAATGGGCAAGTAAACATGTCTGCGGTCATGGAGGGAATGGCTCAGCTTCAGGACGGATTGAGAAAGATAACTCTGGCAGGGTGTCTGACACCAGCGCCGAGGTCGTTGTCCAATGGGTTGTGCCTAGTAGTAATATCCGTTCCTGACCACAACATAGTGGTCATGGACGGAGAGGAAAAGAACACGTTTGCGTTTGCTATTGACGGAATACCCGTTCGGCAAGGGTGGCCCGAATGAAGCGCGGTCATGGACGCCTCATGATTGCGGTCATGGCGCTGGTCATGGCAAGTCTAGCTTGCAGTGTACGGATGGAAGGCCCGACTCCAACACCTTCCATGACCGTCGCGCCGACCATTTCCCCGTCCATGACCGCCACTTTTTCCCCAAGCCAGTGCCTGGTAGTTCGCGCGCTGGCTGGCGGAGGCGGTGCGCTCAATTTGCGCGTTGGTCCGGGAACATCGTATGCGGTAATTACCACTCTCCATGACGGGCAAATTCTGGTCATGGATGGAGTCTATGGTGAATGGTTTGGGGTGCGCGTGGTCATGGACGGAAATACAAAGTCTGGCTTTGTTCATTCCAGTTATGTGGAGGCGTGTCCATGAACGATCAGGAGCGTAAAGAGTTCGAAGAAATGAAGCGTCGCATAGACAGATTGGAGAGTCAAATCGGACGGTTGAAGTTCTCTCTCCGTGAGCTACTTCAGCAGAACGGACGGCAGGCGCGTTCCAGTGCCCGCCGACTGCGTAACCTTCTGGATCGAGACGAGAAGTTCGCTCAGCTTTGTGATGATCTTGCGGCTAGTGTGGCGTGACAAAGGATAATTATGTACCCAACTGAAGAACAAATCGAAACAATAAAAAAATGGAACCCCGCCGACCTGCATGGTCTTATGGAATTTATCCAAAAAATTTGGACATTTGCAGATTGGGGATGGAGGCAAGAAGATCAGATTTATTACATCTCCACAGGCGGGTGGTCTGGAAATGAAGAAATTATTGAAGCCATGCGGGATAACCTTATCTGGTGGGCGTTCTTTTGGGAGCAGTCCAAACGCGGCGGCCACTATATCTTCGCAACCATAAAGGACTCCCTGCACATGAGAGGTGTAGACGTCAAAGTGAATCCAGAAGATAAAAAAGTAGTATAATTTTTTCAGTCTAATATTTCTTTCCCGCGTGCCGGCCTTCGTGGTGCTACCACTCGCCAGCTTGTGAGACAGCCAGAGCCCCAAAGCCCGCTGTACCGATTATCGGTGCGCGGGCTTTTTTGTTTGCTTGAAAGGAGCAAAACATGCAAATCGTACTTGAATTCTTGAAATTGCTGGCTGCCCTGATAGTTTTGGGATTGTCCACCGAACGCGGCGTTGAGTTGCTGAAGACCTTTTGGAACCTCTTGGTTTCAAGGGCTGCCTGGCTCAACTTGCAGAATAAACGAACGTTTATTTTTGCGGCTGCTGTTGCCTTTACCGTTTCTTACTTATTCAAAATCGACATTACCAAATACCTGTCGGTTTTGGACGGGTTCGATGCCAACCTTTTACAGCTGGTGAATGCGCTGCTTTTGACCTTTGCGTCCAACTATGTGCATGACTTGCTGCCAAAGGGTAACAAGTAATAATGGGAGTCGGTCAACCCGCATTATGCGGGTTGACCGCTTTTATTTATGACAGACCCGTTACTACCTCAGCAAATTATAAGTTTATTGATACAACTTCCTGTGGTGGGAGTTTTCGCGTGGTTGATGCTTGAAATTATGAAACGTCAGGATCAGCGCGAAGAACGGCGCGACGCTGCTCATGCAACCGAACGCAAAGAACGTGACGAGGCATGGAGGCAATTCTTGGCAGAGCAGCGAGAACAGAATAACGCTGCTGTGTCTCGAATAGCAGAAGAGGTGAAAATCATCTCTCAGGAAGTCGCCCGTATGAATACGGTGTTGACTTCGCACGATGCAGCCAGCCGCGAGTCTCGAAGGTCGGCATGAACACTTTGAAATGGGTAAATATGGCCGCCCCGCTGTTTGATTACAGTGGGGTGAAACTTGTCACCGTCCCACAAGGTACGGTGGTCGAGGCGTATGGATGGGAAGAGTCTTTTGTCGGCGTCCTTCGAGAAGCCGTTATCTACCAGACCGAAACCCATAAATACAACGGCTTTATCTATACCCAATACCTCGAACCGTATATTGAACTTTTGCCGCATGACTGCGTGAAGATCAGCAGTCCAACGCCAAACCCCAATGACGCAGAGCAATACGCCATTGTGCATGGTGTAAAGCAAACCAACCTCTGCGGAGAATTGTGCGTTGCTTATCTTCTGAAGGTGCCCCTCGATGACCTGCTTTCAGAGTGGCAAAAAGACGAACCGAGTCTGTACCAGCGTGTTTTCAATTTCTTCACGGACAAGCACGCGCGCGGGACCGGAGTGGGGGAGGTGCAGTCTATGCTCGACTCGTTCTCTAGGTCCTCGCAGTTACTGACAGACTCCCTGCGTGACCCTATTCTAAAAATCCCCAGGTACACCGTCACGGCCTTGAAGCAACTGGCCGGGCGTGTAATCGTGGGGGTGAAGATCAACAAATACACAGGCAGACTCCAGCCGTCTGGAGTCCCTCATTGGGTGGTTGTGGTCGATGTTCATCCCGAGCGCATTGGATATGGACTGGTCGAGGTTTACAACCCATTCCCTAACCGTGTAGAGGTCTATTCTTGGCAGGAATTTATCGCGTCGGCAGGGAATCCGTCAGGAGTGGTGATGGATGAGTAAGAAACCACCCATTGAAGAGTTGAAACCTCTCAGTAAAAGGCACCAAAAGGTGCTTGACGAATATCTAATCAGCTTTTCACAGACCAACTCTTATCTAAAGGCATATCCAAACGTCACTTATGACTCTGCCAAGGCTTCAGCTGCCCGTTTGTTTGCAGACGTTAACTTTAAATCCCATTTACAGTACCGCTTAGACGAAGTTCACATGTCAGCGGACGAGGCCGTGAAGTTATTGTCTGAACAGGCGCGTGCAGATATAGGGAAATTTGCCACTCCAAACGGCAATGGATGGATTTTTGACATGGAGGCCGCTAAAAAGGCCAACATGACAAAACTCATTAAGAAGATAAAGCAGAAAACCATAAACTTTCCAATTGCAGGTCGGCAGGAAACCGAACTTGAAATTGAGTTACACGACCCACAGGCCGCCCTCGACAAGATATTGAGAATTCACGGAAAGTATAAAGACTCAATAGCCCTTCAAAATTATGACTTGTCTAAGTTGACTGAAGAGCAATTGACCAGGCTTGCGAACGGAGAAGACCTTGTTACCGTCCTCCTTACAACTCAGGGCGCGGGCACAGCTGGAACTAACTCGCCGACAACGGACGGGTAATGTTCTTACGGCTCCCGCAAACTGGCGAGACAGACTCCCCTCTCTATTCCCACGGCATTTCAGCAAACCGTTTGCCCCACGTCATGGTGAATTGTGGGATTGGGTGACAGGAATACAGGCAGGAGCCCGTCCTAGACCATTTACTGCGTTTTGGGGCCGTGGTGGTGCCAAGTCGACAAACGCGGAAGCAGCAGTGATTGACCTTGGGGCGCGTGGAGTCCGTCGGTATTGCTGGTACGTGAGTGGCACGCAGGATAAAGCCGACAGTCATGTAGAGAATATCGGAGCCATGCTTGAGTCTGCGAACGTTTCGAAGTATTACCCAGAACTCAGTCGGCGCATGATCGGCAAATATGGAAATTCCAAAGGCTGGCGGCGCAACCGCTTACGCACGGCGTCAGGGTTGACCGTGGACTCTCTCGGCCTCGACACAGGTGCGCGCGGTATGAAAATCGAAGACGCCCGCCCTGACATCATTATTTTCGACGATGTGGACGAGTTACACGACACACTGGCAATCACAACCAAGAAAATACAGACAATTACTCAATCTGTTTTACCGTCTGGCTCCACGGATTGCGCGGTGATGTTCATCCAAAATCTAATACACCCGCAGTCCATCGCCTCGATGCTGGCAGATGGGCGCGCCGACTTCCTAACAGATCGTATTGTCAGCGGTCCACACCCTGCGGTGGAAGGGCTGGTGTACGAACAAAAAAACGGGCGCTTTGTCATTACAGGCGGAGTCGCTACGTGGGATGGTCAGAGTCTTGAAGTATGTCAGCAGCAAATTGACACATGGGGCTTGTCGGCCTTCCTCCAAGAAAGTCAGCATGACGTTGACCGCGCTGGCGGCATTTGGAACCATATTGAATTCCAGCATGAAGACTATGACAAACTGCCAGTCTTCACCAAGACCGCCGTGTGGGTTGACCCCGCTGTCACTACCACAGACGACTCGGATTCCATGGGCATTTCTGCTGGTGGGCTTGCTGCCAGTGACAAAATATACGGCTTGTACTGGTGGGAAGGCATCACCACCCCAGAGGATGCAATCTCACGCGCAATTCGTAAGGCGATTGAGGTCAAGAGTCTTACAGTCGGCGTGGAAACCGACCAAGGTGGCGATACGTGGCAATCTGTTTATGCCCGTTCGCTGGCAAGTGTAAAAGAAAAGATGCGCGGTGAAGTATCCGCTGAAGAGTATGCCAAGATCGTATGGCCGTCTTTTATTGAGGATAAAGCAGGCGCAGGCTACGGTTCCAAGGCTGAGAGAAACTTCAAAATGCTTGTGGATTACGAACACGGAAAGGTGATTCATGTCCTTGGCACGCATACGGTGATTGAGAAGAGTCTAAAGCGCTTTCCAAACAAGCCGCTCGACCTTGCCGACTCGTGGTTTTGGACATGGAACGACCTACGCAATGGGGCAGGTGGATTCGCTGAGTTCGCCCGCCGACGATTAGAGGCGATGAAGAAAAAGGAGTAGTTATGTCAAAAGTGGTTATCACCATTGAAAGTGACGGGTCGCAGTGGCTACCCTATCAGACGTCAGGTCCCAACGAAGGACTCCCGCCCGGTTACCACCGCGCAGGAACATTTTCCATACCCCATGAACTTATCGAAGAGGGTGACCCTTCAGTCTTTGCCGTCATGTCTCAGGTAGTAGTGGTGCGTTGTGAACATGAGTGGCAACGCGCTAAATTTATTTACCATGCGTTTTCTCCCCACTTTCGTCCTGTGGCAACAAGTGAAATAGCGCCAGAGTATTTGATTATTTTTCACAAAGATGAAAATAGGAGAATTGATAGTTTTGAATTCAAAGAGCCTCAACCTCTTAGTATATGCCCCGCATGTGGTGGGCGCGGTGGCTTTCATAAAGAGGACAACCTTAATCCGTGCCCTCTTAATATATTATCGTAAGGAGTAACCAATGGCCGACTTCAATGGTGCTACACAAATTGACCTAACCCCGCAGGCGCTGGCAATGATACGCCTAATACAGGCTGGACAGGGAACAAACAGCGACTCCCGCTTTACGGGACGCTTTGGCCCCGGTTTCCCTCCCATGCCCGTGGAGCCAGAGACTGAACCGCGTCTGTTCCAGTACCAGCCAGGCACAAACCTAATGATGATCCCGCGCATGGGATATAACTCTCTGCCATTTGCCACTCTTCGCGCTATGGCTGGCGCGTGCAAGGAAATCAGGATCAACATTGAACACATTAAGCGCATTATGCGCGGTGTGGATTGGGACATCATTCCCAATGACAAAAAAAAGACTGTGGTCGGCGGCAAAACGTATGTTGCCACACCAGAGACAGAGTCTGTCAAAAAGTTCTTTCAGCGTCCTGATGGAATAAACCCCTTTGACGCATGGTTGAACATGGTACTGGAAGAGGTGCTTGTCACGGACGCTCTGACATTCTGGCCCGTGCAGGAACGAGGGCGAGAACTACAAGCGGTTGAAGTGATTGACGGTACCACAATCAAGCCATTACTTGACATGCGTGGTGCGACTCCGCGCCCGCCCATGCCTGCATATTTGCAGATTATTTGGGGTACGCCTCAGTCGTCTTATCCTGCCAATACGCTCATTTATCGCCCTCTCAATACCAAGGTGAATTCTCCCTATGGTGAGAGTCCGATTGAGTGGGTACTTACTGCGATCAATACCGCTATTCGTAAGGACCTGAGTGCCGTCGGCTATTATGCTGATGGTAATATCCCCGGTGCGTTCTATACTGTCCCTGAGTCTTGGACTCCAGAACAGATCCAAACATTCCAAAGCTACATTGACGCGCTCATGGCTGGCGACCTATCCCGCTTTGCAAAGTTGCTGGCTGTACCTGGTGGGACAGGTTCACACGTGACCACTTTCCAGAACAATGACCCAGACAATCCCGCGCTCAATGAGTACCTCATGAAGGTGGCTTGTTGGGCATACGGCAATAACCCTGCTGAATTTGGGATTACTGGCGGTGCTGGTTTGGGTGGGGCAGGATTTATGGAAGGTAGCGAAAACATTCAGCAGCGCTCCCTTATTGGTCCCGTGTCTAATTTCCTTGCGGGTATCTTTACTGAAATTATCCATGATTGGATGCGCCGCCCTGACCTGCGCTTTTCGTGGACCGGCCTCGAACCCGTGGAAGACCGCGCGACGCAAGCCACAGCCGACCAAGCCAATATTGGATTGGGAGTCTATAACGTAGCGTATGTGCAGGACCGTGAGGGCATTCCACAGGAATATCGCCCCACGTCCGCGCCGTCGGCTGATCCCAAGGTCGGCTCTGGTACGTTGCCCATGCCTCTCCCTCCCGGATACGAGCAGTATTTGAAGAGGGCTATTGATGCCGACTTGAAGCAATGGGAAACCAAGGCATTGCGAAGTCTCAAAAAGGGGTGGGGTGCAGCTTCTTTTACCTCTGAGGTGATCCCTGAAGGAGTCCATGCGTCAATTTCTGAGAAACTGGAAAAGGCAACAACTGAAGCCGACGTGAAAGCGGCTTTTGTGGTTGACCTTGAACTACATAAGCGCTATGGTCCCGGAACTCATAAGTCGGCCTCTTCACCGCCTGACCTCTACAAGCGCGATGAGACCGAAAGAGTCATGGCCGACGAAATGACCGAGTATTTCACTGGCTTGGCCGACAGGATCACGTCGGCTGTGAGAGACGCCGACGGTGCAGTCTCTCGGATTGTGAACATTGGGGACGTGGAGGGCAAAGAAGAGAGCGGCCATTTTTTTAAGCGTGAGTTTGAAACTGACGATGAACGCAAAGCAGCGTTTGCCAACATGCGCGCCCGTGGGGCCTATGACCCATCCTATCGAAGTAAAGATGGTCCAGACTCCAGCGGAGTTTGATAAATTATTCAATTCCAAAGGATGGACAAAATGACAGAAATTAGCCTTTTAGAATACGCAAAGTTGAACGGGTGGGACGACGAGAGACTTGTAAAGTTCATGGTTGAAGAACTTGGCTTCGATGAGGGCGAAGCCTGGTTGAATATTGAATTAGAGCGGGGGACAAGTACAGGCGACGTAATTGAAGGCGGTGAATAATGCCGACTCCGCCGACCTTGCCTCCCAACTTTTGGGAGGACGAAATGCGCCGACTGGCGCTTATCTTGCTTCCACGCTTGAAAGACCTTGCCCTCGAAGGGATGCGTTCAGGGACCGCAAAGGTCGGCATTGGCTTTAACTACGCCATTTACTCTATCCTCTCCGAGCAATGGGCGAAGGAATATACCGACGAACTGCTGAAGCAGGTACGCACAACCAATGAAAAGGTTGTAGGGGACATCCTTGCAAATTGGATTGCAACACCCGGGCGAACCATTGGTGATCTGCGTGGGGCGTTGAGTCCATACTTTGGGGTGAAGCGTGCCGACGTGATTGCTATTACTGAGGCAACGCGCGCACTGGCAAGCGGTGAACTCATGGCGTTTCAGCGTGCAGGTGTTGAGGAAATACGATGGGGAACGAACCATGACGAATTGGTGTGTCCGTATTGCGGAGCAATCAATGGACAGGTTCGTAAGATAGGGGAGCCGTTCGGATACTTCACGTGGCGCAAAGGTCAACCAGCAGAGCCAGTTTTCACACCGCCTTACCATCCTAATTGCCGCTGTGGTATCTCGCCCGTGGTACGCCTGCGCAGGTCGGCATTTGCAGGCATCCCGAATAGCCTTATTATTGCAAATACAATGGCGATGATCAGGCCAAGGACTTATGTGGTTATGGATGAACTACATAAGCACGCTGAGTCCGAGCATTAGAACGCCCGTACTCATTGACGCCTCCCTTCATTTTAAGTATTATCTACATTGTCATTGTTTGGGTGCCCCCCTCACTCCGACAATGGCCTGTCTAATTTTTTATTGGTTTCGCTGCGGTTTAGTCATCTCCTTTACCGCAGCACAGGATAAATGGCAGGGAGGCCGACCCCAAAGGGTCAGCCTCCCAAAATGCCAGACACTTACATGAACACCCAATTGAATAGGGGAGTCTGGTAGCACCCAGCATGTCTCAGACTCCCCGCCTTTTTTGCAGGCGACGGTAACCAATCCGTTTAGAAGCGCCCTGAATTGCTTATGCAGTTCAGGGCGCTTCTGTTTTGGAGATTTATGGCGGCTGTGATTGACCCCGATGGTGTGTTAGTGATCGAAAACCCAGAACTGTTCAAGGCATTGACGGAGTCTTTCGTTCACGTGCGGCCATTTATCGCTGACGCCATGATGGACTCCATGCTCATCATTCAGGGTGAACTCGGTTACGCAGGCTATCCCCCGTCAAGCGAGGCAAATCTGCCGGGCCGAATTGACGAGAACGGCGAACCAATGGGGTACTACGAGCGCAATAGAGGCTGGTGGTATCCCGTGAAGCGGCTTTCTACCCTCGCAGGGATCAGCGGTGTGGCTGAAGGCGCTCAGACTATCGAAGATGCCTACCGCCGCCATAAGATGCCGACAAAGAGCATCCCCGTTGTTGAGAACTTGCGCGTGCTGCCTGGTAGAGAGAGAAAACGCGGCGGAGTCGTGGTGGAGCAATCGGTCAATTATTACCGCGAACGTGAAAACGTGGTTGCAGGATACAAGCTGGCAAAAAACAAGAACGGTCAGCCTGGCACTTCCGAACAATTGGGGAAGTCATGGACTACCCAACTTACCAGCGGTGATGACTTTATTCAGGGTGAAGTCGGCACGCCCGTTTCTTATGCCGATTACGTGCAAGGCTACAAAGTCCCACAGTTTCACAAAGATCGTGGATGGGAAGACATGCCCGAACGTTTGAAACGCATTATGCCGCAGATCGACGCGCGGTTTGAACAAGCACTTGAAGATTACCTTGCGAAATTTGGAGAACAGTAATGAACGGTTTTTCGGCATTTTTACAACTACAAAAAGTTGATGTTTCCAAGCGGCAGGTGTGGGGCACTGCTGCAATTGAGCAGCCAGATCGTGCGCGTGAAATCATGGACTACGAAAAGTCCTTGCCTAACTTCCTAAACTGGTCCCGCGATATGGTGCAAGCCAGCGGTGGACTCTCAAAGGGCAATGTACGCGCCATGCACGGTGACATTGCTGCTGGAAAAGTTATCCACTTTGAGCCGCGTGACGATACCAAATCCATATATGTCGGGGCTGAAATCGTGGATGAGAACGAATGGCAAAAGGTTCTCAAAGGCGTTTACACAGGTTTCTCCGTCGGCGGTTCTTACGGTTCGAAATGGCCTGACCCTGTACTTGGTGGATATACCCGCTACGAGGCCAAGCCTGTCGAAATCTCTCTTGTCGATGTGCCTTGTATGCCAGGCGCACAGTTTGAGGTAGTTAAGGCCGACGGGTCGAGCGAGATGCGAAAGCTGCATAGCGCGGAGTCCATGGAGTCGGTGCAGGTGATGACCGCTCAGGTTGATCCTGAAAGTTTTATTTTTACGTCCGTCGGCGTGGCCGACTTAATCAAAGGAGCAGGTATGGAAACAAAAGAGCTATTGGAAAAACTGAATGCCAGCGCCGACCCTGCCATGCAGGAACTGGCAAAGGAATTACAGAAGGCTTTCCCGTCCGCCAAAAAGGAAAAGGACTCCGAAGAAGAGTCTGCACCTGAAGGCGGCGATAAAGAGCAGTCCAAGGGCAACCCGTTTGCAGCTAAAGACAAGAAGTCCAAGGCTGAAGACGCGGCTGCTGAAGGTGAGACAGTGGAACACGAAGAGTCCGAGACTGACGAAGAAGAGGCGCAGGAAGAGGCAACTGGCGAAGAGTCTGATGAGCAGACTGCTGGTGCAACTGACCCCGCCAAAAACGAGGAAGTCCGTGCGATTGTGATCCAACTGCTTGAAGAACTTGGATTTGTGCAGGAGCAAGGTGGTCAGCCTGGCGCACCCACTGCGATGAAGTTTGTCACTGTGGAAACCCTGCAAAAACGTATGAGTGACCGTGAGGGCGATCTGCAAAAAATGTATGACGAGGTCAACGCCCGTCAGAAAGATATTACAGCCGACCTTGCCAAGCTATCCACCACAGTCGACGAGATGGAAAAGCGCGGCGGCCCTGCTCCGGTTATCCGGGATCTCGGCTCACTTACTCCTGAATCAGCAGGCGCCATGCAAAAGGCTGCTCTTCTGAGAGACGTGATCGATAAGACAAGTGATCCTATTGCAAAGCAAGCCCTTCAAGCGGAATTGACCACGCTTGAAATCAAGAAAGTTCAAACCAACCAATCCAAATAAGAGGAACCATGCAAACCCTTAATTCCCTTTCCGAATTGACTCAGGATGCGGTGGAACAGTTCAAGAAACTGAACCGCGTCGATTCTGCTGAATTGCAGAAAGCGGGCGTAAACCTCGCTACTGGCTTAGTTGCCTATGATCTGCAAGCACCAGCGAAAAACCTTTTCCCCGTCCTTACCCCATTACGCAACATGATCCCGCGTGTGGCCGGCGGAGGTGGCACGGCTACCAATTGGCGACGTGTTACCGCAATCAATAGCGGAGTCCTGCGCGCTGCTGTACCAGAAGGCACCCGCAACGGTGTGCAGTCCATCACCACCGACAACAAGAGCGCCAACTATGCCAGCCTTGGCATGGAAGACAGCGTGACCTTTGAAGCGGAAGACGCTGCCAAGGGTTTCGAGGACATTCGCGCGACTGAAGCACAGCGCCTGTTATGGGCGACCATGATTCAGGAAGAGCGCTTTGACCTCGGCGGCAATGCCTCCGTAGCATTGGGCACACCCACCGCTCCCACAGTCACAGTCGTAAATGGCGGCGGGACCATCGCCGACGATGCAACTGGTTATTCTGTGAAAGTCGTGGCCCTGACTCATCACGGCGCAGAGGCTTCCAGTGTTGCCAATGGCGTTGTGGGGCAGGTGAGCGTTACCCCTGCTGACGGTTCTACCGCGTTCAACTATGGCGGTGGTTCGTCTGCGGCTTCCAGTGGCACCGCTACTGGCGCAGTATCCAACGGTAATGACAGTGCAATCCGTGCTTCCACTCCTGTGGTCGCTGGCGCTGTGGCTTATGCCTGGTACGTCGGTGTCACTGGTGGAAACCTGACACTCCAAGCCATTACCTATATCAACTCCGTCGAGTTGACCAGCCTTGCCACAACTCACCAGAACGTGACCGCAATTTCCGCCGACTACTCCAAGAACGAACTTGGTTATGACGGCCTTTTGTATCATGCCTGGTTATCTGGCTCCAATGCCTATATCAAGAATATGGCAACTGGTACCGCTGGTACTGGTACTGGTTTGACCGCCAGCGGCAAGGGCACGATTGACGAAATCGATGCCATGATTGAGTCCATGTGGGTCAATTACAAGTTGATCCCTGACAAGATTTATGTGTCGGCTCAGGAAATCAATAACATCGCCTCCAAAATCTTCGGTGGCACCGCAAATGGCGCGCTGCGCTATACGGTCCCATTGCAGGGCGAGGAAATGGTCTTGTCTGCTGGTATCAGCCGTATCAAGTACCAATCCTTGCTTGGTCGCGTTATCCCCATCGAAGTCCACCCCGATATGCCCAAGGGCACCCTCGAAGCTGTGACTTCCGCTCTTCCGTACCCGATCAACAACGTGCCCAACGTTTTTGAAATGCGCTTGCAGCGCGACTACATGCAATATGAGTGGCCGCTGCGCACCCGCAAGTATGAAACAGGCGTGTATTTCCGTGGTGTCCTCGCGCACTACTTCCCGCCTTCCCTCGGCATCATCACCAACATTGCCGACGCCTAACAATGAACCTACTCAGCAGGGAC